CCTCCAGTATGGTTACTTCTTTAGGAGTATCGTCTTTAAAGTTATAAGTGTTAGGTACCCTAAGAATCCTAGCCGCGTCAGCTGTAACTGCGCCATCGGCATAAAAGTTATGAGTTACACATAAATCTCGAATCCTACGTGCTACAGGCTCCCATTCCTGCCGCGTTAACTCCTCAAGCAAAGGCCAGTATGCGTGTATGCCCCTACCAGAATTAACTACGATTGGGTCAGGTAATCCTATCTTCTCGCAGAACTCTTTAAGTGCGGTCAGTCCGGTAGCTTGATCTATATAACCAGCGGGTTTGCCGGTATCAGGATTAACTACAGCTTTAGATTCACCGCAATCTATGTCTACCCAAAAAGACTTAAGTAACTGGACGTTTTCTTTTCTACGGTTTTCCCCTGTTGCAAACTTGGCAACTGCAAAAAATACATTCCAATTATCAGCAACAAGATCCTTAACGATTTCATCTACTTCCTCTCTTGTCTGTACCAGATGTTGTTGTGGTGATTTGTCTTCTTTTATACCTAATACGCAAAACCACCCAGTGGACGGCTGTACTGTATTAAGTAGATCCATAAGTCGCTCTCTTATTTAAGGCGGTTAATTAAATTTTCTACACGCGAAGCAAAAGCCGGTTTGGGTTGAGTAGCACCAATGAACCAGTTATAAACTGTCTGTCTACTCACACCCAATTTAGAAGCCACCGAGGAAACTGGTAAGTCATGCTTAATACACAGTTTCCCCAAGCGAACACCTAACAGCTTTCGGTCGGCACTCTTATTCAGTTGTATCAACCGTATGCTGTAACCGTAGCCCATTACTCAGTCAACCACTCGTCTACGATTTCTGCGGCATCTTTCTTTGGCTTCGGTGCTTCTTCAGCTGGCTTCTTTGCACGGACTTGAGGTTCTTCAACTATTTCATCCTCGTCGTCTGGCTCATCAGAACGCTGTACCTTTGGCTCTTCTTTCGGCTTCTTTGTAACTCCATCTGCTTGTGCCACAGTAATGGCGGTGTACATTTTAGCTTCTGGCGATGCTTGCGCCTGTCTAACTAACTCGTACTCATCATCAGTAGCATACCGCATAGGAGTAAACACAAGTTCCATCGTGTCTGCGTTGGGATCAAAAGCTACGTTAGTAATCACATTATCAATACTCTCGTTGTTCGCGAGTAGGTACTTCACATATGATTCGAACGGATGCACGTTACCGACACCCTTACCAAATAGAGACTTAGCAGGGATATTAAGTTGGTACACAGCACCAGTTTCATCACCTTCAAGAATCACAGATACACGACGTTGGAATCTACATGCTCTACCACCACCATCACCAGAACCCTTGACGTTCTGTGGACATGTAAGGCACGTTGCACTTTGTTTATCTGATGCCGCCGCCTCTGGCTTGTCACCAATGTTTGACCAACAGTTAGGTAATGTGGCTTCTTTCTTAGGGTCAAACTTTTCTTTGTAGTAGATACGTGACACGTTTTCTAGCATGTGAACAATAATCACATTGACTTCACCACGCACGGCGTTACCGATTTGCTCGCCGTTGATGACCCGTTTGAATGTACCGTTTGGTTGTACTTGCAAGCGTCGATTAGTGACACTTGATTTCTTCATTAGTGACTTGGACAGTTCACTAAGCTCTCGCTTGCTTGTGTTAGCAACTGCGGTTTTATCTTTAAAGATTGCTACGTTTCCCATTTGTTCTCCTTGAGATTAACTTCGTTTACGGACTGATACTGCATATTCACTATTACTCTGCAACCCAATAGGCATCTTGTCAGGGTTATCTTGTAAGAACTGCTTAAGATTAGCCTGATGTAACCTAGCTTCTAGTAGGTGCATAGCGTCGTTCTCTTTAATAAAGGTGTGCATCTGATCCCAGTCACTACACCAGAACTTGGTGATGACCCTACGAGATACAGTACCTTCGCTGGTTTTGATGCTATCCAGATTGTGCTCATTACAAAACTCAAGTAGCTTGTTGCTGAGGATCTGCTGCTTCTCCTTCAGGTCAGCTATCTCTTGTTTAAAAGCACTCTCCTTCTCTTTTATAGCCTCACGTATTTTCTTGTATGCGGCTACGTACTGCTCTGCTCCGATGTTATCTTCCATCTATCCAAGCCCTCTTCCATAGAAACTCTGATACTGAATGAGCGCCCATACGTCTAAGTTCAAGCTCAGTAAAGCGTCTGCTGTTTTCAGTAGAAGCACTTGGCCCTACGTATTCAACAATGCCCATCTTCGATTGAACGTAAGTAGGTACGAATAAAATAGAACCTAACTTGAAACACCTAGTAGACTCTCGCTCCATGTAACCAGCAGACTTACTAACAGCCGGTTTTCTCTTTTCATCAAGCAATACAACTGACGTCTTAGTCGCCATAAGAACCTCCTTCTTGTGTTGTAGGAAATTACAAGTATACCAGCTAGTTTGACAAAGTCAAATACTATTCTGATATTTCTTGTCGGTAAAGATCAATGATCTTTGAGTGAGTACCGATTTTGTTTTGCAACATAGAATACAATCGGTTCTCGACTTCGCTCCCTTTGATGTGCACTATGGTCATAGCGTTCTTCTGACCTGGCCTATCAATACGTGCATTGGCTTGTAGGTAAGTCTCGACGCTAGTCACTGGTGCATACCAAATGATTGTGTTCGCCGCCGTCAAAGTTAAACCATGAGAAGCGGCTTGCGGTTGGATTAGTAATACGCGAGGATCATCTTTGGTTTGGAAGTCTTTGATTCGCTCTGACCTTTTGTTTAATGGCACCGCACCATTGATAACTTCGCACGTGATTTTGTTTTTCTCTAACTGATTCTTTAGTAGTTCTATCGTATGAGTAAAAGGAACAAACACCAATACCTTATGTGATGCCTCGTTAATAACCTCTAGGATTACGTTGATACGATTAGAGACATCAAACTCAATAACTTCTTTCTCATCTGAATAAACTGCACCACCAGATATCTGTAACAACTTGTTTAAGTTAGTCGCCGCGTTGACAGCAGATACTTGCTCACCCCCTGCCTCCATGACCATTAGCTTTTTCAGCTTGTTGTAATACTTGGTTTGTTGTGGAGTAAGTGGTGCTTCTCTATCTACAAACGTAACGTCTGGCAAGTCGAGACATTGATCTTTTTCAAATCTAATAGCGGGTTGCAATACTTTATGCACCGTATCCTTCGCATTAGCTTTAGGTACCCATTTAAACTGCGAGACCTTGTACATCACCTGATCTCTAAACTGCCCGTAATATTTGGGTGTTTTCTGTGGGTTGACTAGCCGTGCCAAACCGAACGCATCTACTGGCGATTGGGCTGCTGGCGTACCAGTAAGCATCCACAACCACTCTGGCTTTTCTGTGATGCGCTTTAGTGTCTTCCAACGGTTAGTCTGTGGATTCTTGTAAGCGTTAGCTTCGTCAACCACGATCAAGTCAAACCCACCTTTCTTTATCTCCTCCTCAACCACGCCTACACCATCAAAGTTGATAATGACAAACTCTGACCCAGCGTTGATGATCTTCTTTCTGGCGTCTGATGTGCCATGAGCTACGCTACAACTACGGTGCATAGCAAACGTAAACAAGTCTTCCTGCCATGCCGACTTCATAATTGATAGGGGGCATATGACTAGCACTCTACGTATAAGTCCTAGTTTCATCAGGTAATCAGCGGCCCATATAACTGATGCTGTCTTACCAGTACCTTGCTCGTTGAAACAAAATGCTTTCTTGTTAAGTGTGAGAAACGATGCTGTATCACGTTGGTGGTTGTAGGGTTGGAATTTCCCTGTCCACTCATAGTCTCGTTTCATTGGTGACGGCACGTTCCTAACTCGTAGGCGTGCCAACTCTTGGGATTCCTGAAAACCCCATTTGATGGCGATATTAAAAATGTCTCCCTCCTGACTGATTATCTTGCTGTTTTCGATTCGCTCTGTGATTAGTTCTGGTCGTCTTGTGCGTATAAGTAGTGCTTTATCGTTTATTATTTCCACGCCGTTTTCGCTCCCTCGGACTTGTTTCGGATACTAGACCCTTCCTTGAATTACGATCAAAGCTACGATTAGCAGAAGCAGAAGTGACTCTAGTACCATGCTTATTTGTACCACCTTTGGATATAGCTTTGTTGTGCGCCACATCTTTGCCATCCCCCTTTTTAACCGTGCCGTTCTTTAGTGCTTTGCGCCTAGCTGCATTACGCATCGCTCGATTTTTCTTCTGTTTCTCGGTGCCTTGGTATGTTTCGTATTCTTTCTTGTAGTTTCTAGCCATCACAGTTCCTTAGTTATTGGGGTGATGTTCGCATGATACCACGGGGCAAAACCTACATAACGGCCCTGATTTAGCGTTCCAAACCCCTGATTCCTCAGCTATTTCTAACCTATCTAATAGTGGATCAAATGTGGATAAATAGTTGTGCATGTGTTCTCGGTAGTGATCTTTCTTTATAACGTCGTTACTTACTAGAAATATCAATGCGGATCTGATCTTATCTACCTGTGGAAAATGTGTGAATATTCCACCAGCAACCAAATCTAACTGCTTCACATCCGCATACTTAGCGTTCTTACTTGTCTTGTAGTCCACAGAATACGCAGTATCACCGTTAATAATTACCAAGTCAGCGATACCGCGCCACCAGACACCCTTACCTAAGAACTTACAAGGCTCGTAGCCCCCATCAATTCTCTTAACGCCCAGTCTTAATTCTGTGTGCTTCTCTCCCTCCTTTCTTCCTAGTGCTTCTACTACTCCTCTAATGTAGGCAAACTTCTCCGGTATAGGCACGCCGTCTTTGATGTAATCCTCTGCGGCTTTGTGTACTTCCTGTCCGTAGATAGTCGCCTCGCTCCCAGTATCTTTTATATCCTTCAGTATCTTTAAGTGGTAATACTTTTTAGGGCATTGATCGAAAGTTTTAATTGATGAATAGCTCCAAGCGGTGGTCATATACGTCCTTGTGTAGTGTCAGATACGCTTGTTATACCACAACTTAGTATAAAAAACGGACTTAGTATGGACTTATGGCACTTTTTACTTATCCGCACCCCGTTTGAGTTCCACCTCGATCAACTTCTCCAGATAATGAGACGCTTTACGTAAATCCTCGATGCCGTTCTTCTCCTGCCATCTGGCTACGTACTTAATCACATTGCCCATCATGAACCCGATCAACTGTTCATCAGTCATCCAAGACTCCATAGCTTTCCATGGCTGTACACCCATATTCATATAGTGGTCGCCACCGACCTGTCTCTTGTTTGCTTCGGTCATTTTAAGTTTCCTCCTGATTTGGCTATGTCGCCTTGATATACATAAGTACCTACATGTTCTAACTTTATAAATGGGTGGGCGTGTACCTTACCACCATGTTTTCGCCACAACTCGCAGAAATGGTAGTCCTCAGATAGCAATGCTCCGGTATGGTCAATGCTTGTAGCAAAGAACTCGTAAGTTAAGGGTTTTACATACTCGTTTGTTTCGGGGTCTCGATAAGACGATACTCTGTATGTAGGGACGTGAGGCTTAAGTTTTTCAAATACCTCACGTTTAATTAGCATGAAGCCTGTGCCACCATGCCTAACCTCAAGAACCCCCATGTCATCGGTCTCAACATAACCATCTTCGTTCTTTACCATGTTGAACACGAACGCACCAGAATAGTCGATCAGATTATCTTTCCCTGCCTTTGCCGCTTTTTCTACTGCACCCCAATAGATTTCTTTCTTTGGGTAAATACCGCATACAATATCTTTATCAGCGGCTATAAGTTCTGGTATAGCCATGGGGTGAAACCCTATGTCAGCATCAATAAACATAAGGTAGTCATGCCCACCATCCAGAAACTTACGAACCAATTCGTTTCTCGCTCTAGGTATAAGGCTCTCGTTTGATATCTGTGAGAAATACACAGGCATCTTAAATTCTTTTAGCTTCTGTACTGCACCAAGCATACTCACCATGTAGTTGCCACTACACATACCTCCGTACATGGGGGTAGCAATCATGATTGACGGTATCTTTTCCTCCATCACGCCATCCTTTGTATTATGTATTGATACCCGATATGGGCGATTCTTATACGTGGCTCAAATATAGTTACGAAAGCATCAATAGCCATCTTCGGTCGTTGTAGTTGCGGTATCCTCGTGTCCCACAAGTA